CGTTACCTCTGGCTGACCTTCCGCTGGGCCAAGTTGGCCGAGGTTGAGGGCAGACTGCTGCGACTGTTCGACCGTGGGAATCGGGAGGAGGCCCGTATCCACGAAGAACTGCGTGGCATCGGGGTCGAGTTGCACACGATGGACGGCGATAAGCAGATCGCCTGCCGTGACCCCTCGGGTCACTTCGGCGGTTCGGTGGACGGTGTGGGGCGGAACTTCCCCGAGGCTCCCAAGACTTGGGCAGTCCTCGAGTGCAAGACCCACTCCGCATCGTCCTTCCAGGCCATGCAGAAGAAAGGCGTCAAGGAGAGCAAGCCCCGCCACTATGCACAGATGCAGGTGTACATGGGGCTGATGGACCTCGACCGGGCGTTGTACTACGCGGTCAACAAGGACACCGACGAGGTATACACCGAGTGGGTCCACTTCGACGCCGCGGAGTTCCAGAAGCTGCAGGAGCGTGCGACACGCATCATTGAGGCCACCGAGCCTCCGCAGCGTATGTCGGACGACCCTGCCTTCTGGATCTGCAAGACCTGCGACATGTATGCCCTCTGCCATCAGCAGAAGGTGGCGGCGGCAAATTGCCGTACATGCGTTGCTGCCTCACCTGTTGAGAATGGCCGATGGTATTGCCAAGTCCACGACAGCAACCGGACGGACGAGGAGCAGGGTGAGGGGTGTCCCTCCCACCTCTTTATCCCTGCCCTCGTCCCGTTCGGGGAGGCCGTTGACGGCGGCAATTCCTATGTTGAGTACCGGCATCGGGACACCGGCAAGACCTTCCGCAACGGGCCTGACGGCTACTCGAGCAAAGAACTTGCCGCCTCGTCTGCCGGGACGGTGACGGAGCCTGTGGTCGAGGCCATGCGTAAGACATTCGGGGCGAAGGTCGTGGAGTCCACGCCTCGCCGCCGGGGCAAGGCGGTAGACCTGTCGAAGTTCCCGAAGGCGAACGAGCCTTTCGTGGATGACAAGGAGATCCCTTTCTGATGAACAAGAACGTCTGCCAGAAGTGCGGCGAGGTCTGGACGAAGCACCATAACTGCGGGTCATACGAGGCATGGCAACCGCCTGCCCACGACCCCGTTGACCGCCCCGCCCACTATCAGGGTGACATCGAGTGCATCGACGCCATCAAGGCACAGCTCACCGAGGAGCAGTGGGTCGGGTATCTGCGAGGCCAGGTGGCGAAGTACAACTGGCGGCTGGGGCGGAAGGGCGAGGCCGAGCATGACGCGAAGAAGCTGCTCTGGTACGCCAAGATGCTGGCCGGTGCAGATCCGAGGAAGGATTGATGGGCGGTCGGATGTCCCGCAACAAGGGAGCGGCGGCAGAGCGTGAGTTCACAACCATACTGTCGGAACACTTGGGTACTGCCGTCAAACGCAAGCTGGGTCAGGCACGCGACTCAGGCGATGACTGCCAGTGGGGAAGGTTCCGCTTTGAGATCAAACGCCGCGAGACGCTGGCAGTCATGGAGTGGTGTCGGCAGATTGAGTCGCATTGCAAAGGCGATGACATCCCCGTCGTGGCCTTCCGCCAGAACGGACAGGAGTGGCGGGTGGTAATGCGATTGCATGACTTCCTGCCGTTGATGCAAGGCGAGTTGATTGGCATTTCTGACAACGAGGCAAAGCCATGCTCTACAAACGAGGTTCAGTCTGGTGGGTTGATGTCCAGGTCGGAAAGAGCAGAGTCAGACGCTCTGCCGGAACGACAGACAAAGCCTTAGCCAAGGCGTATCACCAGAAGGTTGAGGCCGAAGCCTACGCCGTAGGCAAGCTCGGCCAGAAGGCGAAGCGGACCCTTGAGGAAGCCGCCATCCGGTGGCTGCGGGAGAAGGGCCACAAGCGATCCCTCAAGACCGACGCCGAGCGGATGCGGTTCTGGCTTGCCAAGTGCGAGGGCATGACCCTTGATGAAATCACGGGCGGGTTCATCCAAGAGGCGGTCAAGGACATGAAGACCGTTTACGACCGCCCCGCCTCCAACGCCACCAAGAACCGCTATGTGCAGCTCATCCGGGCCGTCCTCCGCAGGGCGGTCAGGTGGGAATGGCTAGACTCCGCCCCCGGCCTAGACCTGTTGCCGGAAAACAACAAGCGGATACAGTATTTCACTCCCGAGCAGGCGAAGACCCTGCTTGCCGCCTTGCCCGCGGAGCAGAAGGCTCCGGTGGCCTTGGCGTTCATGACCGGCATGCGGAAGTCGAATGTCTACGGCCTGCGTTGGGATCAGGTAGACCTGACTCGAGGCGTGGCCTGGCTGCTAGCCGAACAGGTCAAGACGGGGCGGAACCTCGCCATACCCCTTAACACCGACGCTAAAGCCCTATTGGCGGGTCTGGCGGAAAGCCGACCCGAGGGGCAGGTCAAGGTGTTCGACGGCGTAAAGCCCCTCGTATCGCGTTCTTGGAAGGCATGCTTGCGGAAGGCGGGGTTGCCCGAGAACCTGCGGTTCCACGACACCCGGCATTCCTTCGCCTCATGGCACATCATGGCCGGTACCGATCAACGCACGCTGCAGGAGCTTGCGGGGTGGACCAGCCCCAAGATGCTCGACCGCTATGTCCACCTGTCGGTCGGGCATCTGTCCAACGCCTCCGAGCGTCTGGCCGGGAAAATAGGGTATCGGGCAGATACATCCGAAATGGATGTATCTACGGCAGCGTAAGGAACCGCTGCAACTCGCTTAGTCGCGTGGCGTCTCGTTCGCAGGCGGCGAGGTGGGCGTCAAGAGCTTCATCAACCGCTCTCGAGTCTGCGGCGACTCCGCCGGTTCCATCAGCCTCGCCGGGGGTGGCAGGGGTTTTGGGCAGGGGACAGTCGGCGGCAAGGGCGTTACGCAACCGCCGAGCAAGGTCACGACCGCGGCGGTCGGCAGAGTCCAGTTTCGCTTCAAGCCCATGTTCGATCTCCTCTCTGCGTGCGAGTTCTGCCCGCAGGGCTTCGCCTGCGGCTTGCATGGCCTTGCTGTTGGCCTCCGCCCACTCTGCCCTAACGGCGGACTGGCCTGCCTCAAGCCCTGCGTTGTACGCACGGTTGTAGGCAAGCCAGCCGCCTCCCAAGAGGGCAGCGGCTAGGGCAACCCCTAGCCAGATGCGGGTCACACCGCCTCGGGCTTCTTCTTGGACTTCACCGACCACACGGCGATGAAGATGGTCACCATCGCTCCGGTCACGGAGGCGGCGGTTTCGGCGTCGATGACGCCCTTCGCCACCAGAAAGCCGCTGGCAGCAGCAAGCACGGTACGGACGATCCCGAAGATCTGCTCATTGGTCATAGGTCACCTTTACGCTTCGTTGTTGGAGGCTTTCGCCCCGTTGGATGCAACAAACGGCAGAAAGCCGATTGGTGCGATGTTCGTTCCAGGCCACCGATAGCCCAGCACTCGGCTGCGGTCGAACGGGGCGATGGTGACGGCGTTGGCCTGATTGCCGCCGAGGACCATCAGTCGTCCATGCTCGTCCTGACCCATCAGGAAGCCGACATGCCCGCCGCCGGATCGCTCAAACACGACGATGCAGCCGACCGCCGGGGTGACGATGCGTTGCCCGAACTCGAGCCACGCCCTCGCACGGAACCAGTTCTTCGGCTTCTTGAAGCCTGCCGCCTCAACGCAGGCGGCGACAAAGACCCCACACCACGGCGTTTCATCATCATTCCACCAAGCCCGAAGCTCACGCAGCCAACGGGCGATGGTCGGGGCAGTCCCCTTGCCGGGGACTTCCCGCATCCCGATGTGCTTACGGGCTTCCACAATCCACGCCGGTTCGCTCATGGCTTCTTCAGGTTCCTGTAGTGGACAGCGATGGCGAACATGCCCGCCGCGATGGCGATGAGTCCTGCGATGAGTGAGATTATCTCATTGGCATGAGAAAGCCACGACACACTGGCCGCAGTAACGGATGCCCCGGCGGCTACATCGGCCACCCGTTCGGCTGGCGTGGTCACGGCTCCGTCTCCTGTGCCTTGACCTGCTCGTCGGCCTGCGACTTGATCTTGACGGCCAGCGGGAACACGCCCGTCTTGGTCGGCAGTTCGCCAAGCACTTGGAGCAGC